GGGAGCATCCGTCAAATATTCGAGGCTGTTATGGCAACTATAGCTGAATGCGCAAGACATCTTGAAATGAACGAGAAAAATATAAGAATTATGATTAATAAAGGAATAATAGATAAGAAACAAAATGGCAAATATGACATTGACGAGGTTCGAGCGGCCTACATCCACCATATTCGTGAAGTCGCCGCCAGCCGCATGACAAGCGAAGGTCTTGATCTAGCCAACGAACGTGCGAGATTGGCAAAAGAACAAGCAGATGCTAAGGAGATGCAGAACGAAGTCGAGCGCGGTGAACTTGTCTATATTAAGGACGTTGCTTCGCAACTGGAGCGACAGCTTTACCGGGTCAGGAGTAAGCTGCTTGTCATCCCATCAAAGGTCGCGCCAGAATGCAATGCCGTCGAAACCGTCCCAGAAGTCCAGGACATCATCGAGCGAGCGGTACTGGAGGCGTTAGATGAACTGGGACGAGAAGACGAGGAAGACGCAGGCGGAGCAGCTTAGCCGTCGTTTTTCGGATGTTGTTGCAAGCGCGCTGCGACCACCGCCTAAGTTGACCGTCAGCCAATGGGCTGACCAATACCGGTATCTGTCGAGCGAAAGCAGCGCAGAAGCCGGTAAATGGTCAACATCCAGAGCGGAATACCAGCGCGGCATGATGGATGCCGTCACCGACCCGGCAATCGAGACTGTCGTCCTTATGACCGCGGCTCAAATCGGAAAGACGGAACTGATTAACAACGTCATCGGCTTCCACATCGCTCAGAACCCATGTCCCGCTCTGGTGGTACAGCCGACTCTGGAGATGGCGCAGACCTGGGCCAAGGATCGGCTTGCGCCTTGTATCCGCGATACACCGGCATTGCGCAACGTCATATCCGATCCGAAGTCTCGCGACAGTGGAAACACCGTACTGCATAAGAGCTTCAAGGGAGGCCATGTAACCGCCTGCGGCGCGAACAGTCCGTCGTCATTGGCAAGCCGGCCCTGCCGGTTGATCCTCTGCGATGAGGTTGATCGTTACCCTGTGAGCGCTGGAGCCGAGGGCGACCCTGTCGCTCTTGCTCGACGGCGGGCGGCAACCTTCTGGAATCGCAAGATCGTACTAGTGAGCACGCCGACGACCAAAGGCGCGTCGCGGATCGAGGCGGCATATGAGGAGAGCGACCAGCGCAAGTACTTTGTCAAATGCCCGGATTGCACTGAATACCAGCACCTGAAGTGGTCGCAGGTGCAGTGGGAGAAGGATCTACCTGGCACCGCGCATTACGTTTGCGAGCATTGCGGATCTTGCTGGAACGACGCCGCTCGCTATCGAGCCATCCGATACGGTGAATGGCGAGCAACATCCATCGGCGATGGCAAGACAGCGGGCTTCCACCTGAATGCTCTGTACTCGCCATGGGCGACACTGGAGGATGGCGTTCGTGACTTCATCGCTAGTAAGGGCGACCCAATGCGTCTGAGAACGTGGGTCAACACGTTCCTGGGCGAGACGTTTGAGGAAATTGATCAATCCGCCGGCGTCGATGAACATGACTTAATGGCGAGGGCACACAACTGGGGCGAGATGCTGCCAGAGGATGTTGTCGCCATCACCATTGGCGTTGACGTTCAAGATGCCTATCTTGCGTATGAAGTCGTTGGTTGGGCTCCAGGGGAGAAAAGCTATTCACTCGCGTATGAAACCATATTCGGCGATCCATCGACCAAGCAGTTGTGGAACGACCTAGCTATCGCCCTTGGCAAAACATGGGATCATCCTATCGCGGGCGACATGGTTCCGCGCGGCATCGCCATCGACACCGGCGGTCATTACACTCAGCAGACGTATGAGTTTGTCAAACAGCAGGCAGGTAAGCGCATATTCGCCATCAAAGGTGTCGGCGGCGATGGTCGGCCAATCGTCTCAAGGCCAAGCCGTAACAACATTGGTCGCATCAACCTGTTCAGCGTTGGCGTCAACACCTGTAAAGAGTTGGTGTATGCGCGACTGAAGATCGAGGCCGATGGACCCGGTTACTGCCATTTCCCGGCGGATCGCGATGCAGAATATTACAGGATGCTAACGGCGGAAAGGCGAGTGACGAAGTATTACAAGGGAAGGCCAAAACTGGAATGGGTTAAGGTCAGGGCGCGCAACGAGGCGCTTGACTGCCGGGTCTACGCAATCGCGGCCTTGGCCATCGTCAACATAAACTTGGACGCGCTTTACAAAAACATGCAAAATATAGTACACAACCCCAATGCGACTAGCCGGCGCAAAACTAAGATTTCACCGCGCAGGAACTTCGTGACGGGGTACGCTTGATGGCCAACTTATTCGACGAAGCAAACGCGCCGGAGGGCGAGCCGACAGAGATCGTAGTCGGCGATTATATTTCCTGGAAGCGGTCCGACCTTGTCGCTGATTACCCGACCGCAAGCCACAGCGCCGAGTATGTAGCCAGGATCACCGGCGGCGGCTCGAACGAAATCAAGTTTTCGGCGACTGAGCGAAGCACATACTATTGGTTTGAGGTCGATAGCGATACCAGCGCTGCGTTCTCGCCGGGGCGCTATCATTGGCAACTTGAGATCACTCAGACTTCGACCGGCAATCGCCTTGTTGTTGACCGAGGCGAGTTCACCGCTGTTGTCGATCTTGATGAGAACCAGTCCGATCCGCGCATTCACGCCGAGATTATGATCGACAAGATTGAGTCAGTCTTGGAGAACCGTGCTGACGGCGATATTAATAGCTATGCCATCGCTGGCCGGTCTTTGACCAAGATGACGCCAGAAGAGTTGATGAAGTGGCGCGACGCCTATCGGCAGGAGGTTACGGCTCATCGTCGAAAAATGGACATTAAACGTGGCAAAAAGGGCCGAGCAACCATTTTGGCGAGGTTTGTATGATGGGGCTTCTAGATTTCTTTCGCCGCTCGCCAGATATGGAGCCGCAGCCACAGCGTCGTATGCAGCGCCGGAACTATGGCGGGGCGAACCAAGGGCGACTGTTTGCGGACTTTCCTGGCTCGATGTTCACGGCGGATGGCGATCTAAACCAAGCCTTGCCGCTGCTGCGCAATCGCTGCCGAGACTTGGCGCGAAACAACGAGTATGCGAAACGCTTTCTAACACTGATGAAGACAAACGTCGTCGGCGAACGCGGGTTCACGTTGCAGGTCCGCGCGAGAAATCAAGATGGAAGCATCGATGTCAGTGGGAACGATATTATCGAGACCGCTTGGAAACAGTGGGGTCGGCTGGGCCGCGCCGAAGTAGGCGGTCGGATGGGTTGGGTTGATTGTCAGCGTCATGCAGTTGAGACGTTGGCGCGCGACGGCGAAGTCTTTATCAGGCTTGTGCGTGGCGCGCGCTACTACAACAACTTTGCCATCCAATTTCTAGAGAGTGATCTGATTGATCACGACAAGACCGGCACTGCCGAAAACGGCAATCAGATCAGGATGGGCGTCGAGGTTGATCGCAACCAGAAGGCTGTCGCATATTATGTTCTGACGGCCCATCCTGGCGACTCGCTCAACGCTCGTTTCAGCAATGTGCGAAAGCATATTCGTGTGCCAGCGGACGAGATCCTGCACATCTATATGCCGTCGCGGCCATTCCAGACGCGAGGCGAGCCGTTTATGGCATCTGCCATTGCGTCGCTGAAGATGCTGCACGGTTATCGCGAGGCTGAGTTAATCGCGGCCAGATCGGCTGCGGCCAAGTTCGGCGTCATTACGACGCCGGGCGGCGATGAATTTGCCGGAGATGATGAAGTCGATGACGTTCCAATCATCGATATGAACCCAGGGGCCATGTATCAGTTGCCGGCGGGACACGATCTGAAACTTATCGACCCGACCCATCCTGTTACAGCATACGCTGATTTCGAGTCTGCGATCCTCAGAGGCATCGCTGCTGGTCTGAACGTCAGCTACACCAGCCTCAGCCAGAACCTGGAGGGCGTCAGCTATTCTTCGATTCGGCAGGGAACCATCGAAGACCGCGATTATTACCGGATGTTGCAATCATTTATGATTGATCACATGTGCGCTCCCATTTATTCGCAGTGGTTAGAAACACTGTTATCGTTCGACAACTTCCCGATCCCCGCGAACAAGTTCTACAAGTTCAGCGAAAACGTCATCTGGCGTGGTCGAGGCTACGCCTGGGTCGATCCGCAGAAGGAGATCAACGCGAATGTCACGGCTCTCACGAATGGTATCATCTCGCTTTCGGACATCGCGGCGAATTATGGCAAGGACGTGGAAGAACTTCTTGGCTCGCTGCAAGCGGATAAAGAACTGGCTGCGCAGTATGGTCTGAAGTTCGCCCATGAGCCGTTCGGCGACAAAAGCGCAGCCGCTCCGATTGTTGAGGAGGGCTAACAATGGATGGCCATAAACCGACGGCTGGTATGCGTACGGAAGCGCAGCGTGGCCTTGATTGGCGTAAGGAGTTCGGGCGCGGTGGGACCGAGGTCGGCATTGCACGCGCACGCGACATTGTTAATAACGAAACCTTGTCACCCAGCACGATCAAGCGGATGCATTCGTTCTTCGCTAGGCACGAGGTAGACAAGAAGGCTGAAGGTTTCTCGCCGGGCGAGCCTGGGTATCCTAGCAATGGAAGAATTGCATGGTCATTATGGGGCGGGAACGCAGGCAAGAGCTTTGCTGATGAGAAGGTCAAGGAGTACAGAGCGATGGATGAGATTCGCCCTTACCCGAATGAACACGCTGCACGTCTGGCTGATCCTGATCAGTTTGATGATTTCCGTCGCGAAGCAAACGCTGGCGGAGAAGGCATCGACTTTATTTATGGCATCAAAGATGGTAAGAGCGAAATACAGAGCATTCGCTTCGATGCTTCGATCCAGACTGCGGAAGAGGCGAAAGAATGGTTGATGGATCACGACTTTGATCCCATTACTTTTGAGGCGGCGACTATGGAAGAAAGAGCGACAGAAATTCCATTAGAAATCTCGGACGAGGTCGTTGAGATTGAGCAGCGATTTGATCGCGAGAACATGGTCAAGCGCGCAATTACGATGGAAGAGCCCGGTATTGACGCGGACGCACGACGTATCACGGTCGGCGTTAGCACTGAAGAGCCGGTTCGCAGGTCGTTTGGCCTGGAAGTTATTGATCACAGCGCCGACAGCATGGACCTGACGTTCCTGCGGTCTGGTCGTGCGCCGTTGCTGTTGGATCACGACATGTCCAAAGTAATCGGCGTCGTAGAGAACATCGAACTTGATGAGGCAACCCGCCGTCTGCGGGCAATGGTGCGCTTTGGAAAGAGCGCGCTCGCTTCTGAAGTGTTTGATGATGTTGTTGACGGCATCCGTCGCAACATTAGTGTCGGCTATGAACTTCATGGCCGAGTAGAGCGGAAGGACGATCCCGAGGAGTACTATCGGGTGAAAACCAAGCCGCTTGAGGTGTCGATTGTCTCCATTCCGGCTGACATGTCAGATCAAGTCGGCGTAGGGCGTTCGCATCCGCCTGTTACCTCAACATCTACTCCTGAAGAAAGGACTGAAGACATGGAACCCCATGTTGATGTCGAAGTGGCCAAGGCAGAAGCTGTCCGTGCCGCTCGCGAAAACGACAAGGCGATCCTCGACCTTGCCGCCCGTTTCAACCGTCGCGACCTGGGCGAAGCTGCCCTTGGCCGTGGCATCTCTGTCGAGCAATTCCGCGGCGAACTGCTGAGTGATATTGAGAAGCGTCAAGCCCTCGATGTCGCTCCGCTCTCGCACGATGTGAAGCCGAAAGAGCAGCGCAACTATTCCATCGGCAACCTGATCCGCGCTCAAGTCAGCGGTGACTGGAAGCACGCTGGCTACGAGCGCGAACTGCACGAGGAAATCGTGCGCCGCACCGGCAAGGAAAGCCAGGGCTTCTATGTTCCTGACTTTGCATGGCGTTCCGGCGTGATGACGACCGCGGCGACTGGTGCGATCTCTGGCGAAGCTGTCACTGACAATTTCGTCCCGACGATCCAGCGCGGTGATCTGTTCATCGAAGCCCTGCGTGCTCGTCAGGTGCTCGGTGGCCTGGGCGCTACCTATATGGGTGGCCTGACGAACCGCATCCGCATTCCGAAACTGTCGGGCGCGCAGGCCGCGTTCGTCGAGGAAGGCGGGGACGTTTCGGATCAAAGCCAGACCGACTCCTCTGTCAGCTTGCAGCCGCGCACGTTCGGTGCCTTTGTCGAGATTTCTCGGCTGTTGGCGCTTGAAAGTGTGCCCTCGATTGAGCAGATCGTTCGCAACGACCTGCTGGCGTCGATGGCTGATCGCCTGGAATACTACGCGATCAACGGTACCGGCTCCGGCGGTCAGCCGACTGGCCTGCTGAACACCTCCGGCATCGGCGATGTTGACATCTCCGCTGGTACTGACGTTGACAGCCTGACCTGGGCCGACATCGTCGCTCTGGTGAAGACTGTCGAGCAAGCGAACGGTGCCATTAACGCCGGGGCTCTCGGTTGGCTGTCGCACCCAGCAGTCAAAGCCAAATTGGCTTCGACCGCGAAGGTGTCTGGCACCGACAGCGTGATGCTGCTGAACGATCCGTGGGCGTCGATGTACGGCTACCGCGCTGCGTTCACCAGCAACATCCCGACGAACCTTAACCCCGGTGACGGCGGCAACGACGCGTCGGCTTTGGTGTTCGGCGACTTCTCGCAGATGATGATCGGCTTGTTCTCCAGCCCGTCGATCATGGTCAACCCGTATGCCGGCGACAAGTCTGGCACCGTGCGCATCACCGTCCTCCAAGAGGTCGATGTTGCTGTTCGGAACGGCGAGAGCTTCGCGGTCACCAACGAAGTGTCGGTGGCCTAGTAGCCAAGGGGGAGGTGGGCAACTGCCTCCCCTGACCGTTTGGAGATAACATGAAAATTAAGATCCTCGAAAAGTGCTTTGCCGGAACTGGTGGCAATCTTATGGCCGGCGAAGAGGTTGATTTTGCCGACGTGATTGCGCGAAAACTGATTGCGCGCGGCTACGCGGAGGAAGTGAAGCGTCGTGGTCGTCCGCCCAAGGCTGATCGCTCCATCACGACCGTAAAAGCACCAGAGATCGAAGAAGATGGCGATAGCGTTTGACGATGACCTATCGGCGCTGATGAGCGTCAACGATTTCGCTGTTGCGGCGACATTGACGCCTGTCGGCGGGTCATCCATCACATTGCGGGGGATCTTCGACAAGGCGTTAGAAGAGCAAGAGGTAGATGGCGCTGTCGCTGTTATCATGCGTGTGCCGATCTTCACCTGTCGCTCGACTGATATATCGTCATATTCGTCAACTATTGAGGGCGCATCATTGTCTATAACCGGAACAGGTTATATTGTGCGCGAGGTTACGGACGACGGAACAGGCGTCTCCGAATTACGTCTTGAGAAGCAATAGGAGCAGCTACTATGGCCGTCACGATCACCCTTTTCAACCACACCGCCCAGTTGTT